CGGCGGCCGGCATGCGGGTGAACGAGATGACTGCGCTGCAGGCGTCGGCGGTCTATGCATGCGTGCGCGCGATTTCAGAAGATATCGCCAAATTCCCGCTGTTACTATACCGACGCCTCCCTGACGGTGGAAAGGAACGGGCAGTCTCGCACCCGCTTTTTGACCTGTTGCATCGCCGCCCGAACGACATCCAGACATCGTTCAGCTTTCGCGAGACCATGCAGGCCTGCCTGCTCCTCTACGGTAATGCATATGCCTACATCGACCGCAATGGGGCAGGCCGGCCGGTGGGGCTCTGGTTCCTGCATCCCTCGTGCGTGCAGCCGGAGCGCGTACGTCTCGCCAATGGGCGATATGGCCTAGTTTTTTCGGTGACCCTGGAGGGAGCCGGCCGGGAGATATTCCCGGCCGACTACATACTGCACATCCCCGGCCTGGGTTTCGACGGGATCAAGGGGGTCTCCGTCCTTCGTTTCGCCCGTGAGAACTTGGGGACTTTCCTTGCCGCCCAGGAGTTTTCCGGGCGCTTTTTCGGGAATGACACCACGCCGGGGCTGGTGTTGGTGGCCCCTCGACAGCTCAACGACGAGGAGCGCCAGACGCTGCACCAGCAGTTCAAGGTCAGGTACGAGGGAGCTTCCCGCAAGTTCAGGATGGCGGTCATCGACCAGGGTTGGGACATCAAGCAGCTGGGCGTCAATCTGGAGGACGCTCAGTTCGTTCAGTTGATGAAGTTCGGGATAGAGGAGATAGCCCGGCTGTTTCGCGTTCCTCCCCACAAGATCGGCCACCTCGACCGGGCAACTTACTCCAACATCGAACACCAGGGTATCGAGTACTACACGGACGCCCTGGAGTCCTGGGTGACCCGCTGGGAGCAGGCCATGGAAGCCAAGCTCCTCATGCCCAACGAGTGGGGCGAATATGCAATCGAGCACTTGCTTGACGCAAAGCTCAGGGCGGATACCGAGTCAAGGTTCCGGGCTTATGCCACCGGCATCCAGTGGGGCATCCTCACCCCCAACGAGGTGAGAGCCAAAGAGAACCTGAACCCGATGCCAGGGGCCGACGTGGCGTGGATGCCAGTGAACATGCTACCTGTTGATAAGGGCGAGGAGCAGGTCGAGCCCGAGAAGGAAGGCACCGACTCAAGGCGCATTGAAGCCCGCTCCCGCCCCCATGGGGGGCCGGCAATGAGGGCCCGACTGGCCCGCTCTTATCGGTCGGTCTTCAAGGATGCGGCATCCCGCATCATCCGGCGGGAGGTGCGGGACATCCGCCAGGCCCTGGAGAAGCATTTAGGTGAGCGGGACAGCTCGACCCTGGCGGCCTGGATCAACCAGTACTACCTCGATTTCCCTCGAGTCGTGGAGACCATCATGGCTCCCGTATACCGCAGCTACGCCGAGGCGGTGGTGTCCGCGGCGGGCGAGGAGATAGGCGTCGAGGGAAACCTTACTCCAGATCTTGAGGCGCTCACCCGGGACATCACCGCCAGCTTTGCTGCGAACCACGCGGCGCGACAGAGGCAGTTGCTGCGGAAGCGCATGCGCGAGGCGCCGGCTGCCGACCTGCGTGCTGAGATGGAGGCCCTGCTGGACGAGCTGGAGGAGACCTGGCCGGAGAAGACGGCCCAAAGGGAGCCGATCCGTTTCGGCGGGGCCATTGCCAGGGCCTTCTTCTTCGGTGCTGGCATCTCTGCCCTGGTCTGGATGACCACCGGCTCCAACCCCTGCCCCCTCTGCCAGTCGCTAGCGGGCACCGTAGTGGGCAGAGAAGGTAATTTTCTGCAGAAAGGCGAGACCGTGGAGGTTGAAGGAGCCAACCCGCTGCAAGCGGATCATCACATAGGGCACCCGCCGCTGCACGATGGCTGCGAGTGCATGATTGCGCCAGGAGGTTAACCATGCCTATGCCTAATCCCATCCCCGGAGAATCCCAGGAGGAGTTCATCGAGCGCTGCATGGGGGATCCGATGATGATTGAAGAGTTCGAAGACGAGGGCCAGCGTTATGCGATCTGCAGCGAGATCTGGGACAACTCCCAGAAGAACTTGCGAAACGCCGTTGATACTCTACTCGGCGAGATCGAGCCCCGCTCCTATCCCCACGGGGAGTTGCGAATTCTCGGCTCCTCTGAGCAGCCTGTCCTGGCGGGTGTTCCCGGAATCCCCTATAACCGACCCAGTGAGGACCTCGGGGGCTTCATCGAAACGATCAACCCCCAGGCCCTTGAAGATCTTAGCAGCTATGACGTCATATGCTGCCGTGAACACGAGGATGCCCTGATCCTGGGGCGGGTGAGCGCGGGGACCCTCCAGCTGGAGAACTCCCCTGATGGCCTGAACTATGCATGCGTGCTCCCGGATATCTCATATGCGCGGGACCTGCTCGAATCAGTTAAACGTGGTGACATACGAGGAAGCTCGTTCCGGTTCTCGGTGATCGAGGACCGATGGGAATCAACTGGGCCCGGCCTGCCCGACAGGCGTGAAGTGCTGCGCATGAGACTGTATGAGATTGGGCCGGTGGCTATGCCCGCCTATCCCCAGACTGCCCTAGCGTTGAGGGCGCTCCTGTGCTCGGCGGGCGTGGACGTGGGAAGACTGGGTGTTGCTGTCAGGCGGGCCCGGAGCGGCGAGGCCCGGGGGCAAGACATCAAAGTCATAACCAGCGCCGTCAGGGCGCTTTCAGAGTGCCTCCCCTCCGCGAGCCAGGGGGCGAGCGGAGCGGCGGCAGGAGACCGGCAGGGGCTGGAGCTCCTCCGTAAGAGGCTGCAGTTGTTGGAGATCTGAACTCAGGAGGTGAACAGTGAGTAAGGAAATCGAATACCGAGACGAGAAGGCGCGCTGCGTGCAGAGGATGCGCGAGCTGCTCGATCGCGCGGAGACCGAAAGCCGCAACCTGGAGGCGACCGAACAGGACGAGTTCAAGCGTCTCGAGGGCCGCGTCCTGGAGCTCGACGAGATGATCGAGCGAGAGGCGAGGGTTGCGGCGATGGAGCGTGCCCTGGAGCAACCCGTGAGGGATGTGCCCATGACCTCCCCCGCCGGCGGTGCGGAGGAGCGCAGGGATCCCCGAGCCTCCGAGGAATACCGACAGGCGTTCCTCGGATGGGTCCGCTCCGGGCGTCAGCAGCTGGAAGCGCGCGACCTCTACAAGGGCTCCGACCCCGCCGGCGGATATCTGATTCCGACTACCCTGGAGGCGAGGATCGTGGAGCTCGCGAGCGAGCAGAGCGTAATGCGCCGGCTCGCCGAGGTTGTGGTCTCTTCCACCCTCGTCAAGATCCCGGTCGAGGCCACGATACCCACTTTCTCGTACGTTTCCGAGAGGGGCACCTACGGCGAGGTGTCCGGCACCCTGGACGTGGTCAACCTGGACGCCTATAAGGCGGGAGGAGTGATCAAGGTCTCCGAGGAGCTCCTGGCCGATTCGGCCGTGGACCTCGAGGCCTATCTGGCCAGGCAGTGCGCCAGGGCCATGGCCGCCCTGGAAAACAACTCCTTCTTCGTGGGCACCGGAAACGGCCAGCCTAGAGGCGTCACCCTGGATGCCGAGGTCGGCGTGACCACTGCGAGCTCTACGGCGATCACTTTCGATGAGGTTAAAACGCTGCCCTTCAAGCTGGACGACGCCTATCTCGCGAGGGCTGCCTGGGTCATGCACCCCGCCACCGCCCTGGCGATCGCGCTGCTCAAAGATAGCAACGGCCAGTATTACTGGCCCCTCCAGGAGCAGCTCGCCAAGCCCCGGACCCTGCTCGGGTACCCGCTCTACACCGTGAGCACCATGCCCCAGATAGCGGCCGGAAACGTCGTCGCCGTCTTCGGCGACTTCGGCTTCTACCGCATCCAGGACAGGGCGGGTATGACATTCCTGAAGCTGGTGGAGCTCTACAGCACCACCGGCCAGATCGGGTTCCGGCCCAGCTTCCGCCACGATGGCGCCCTCCTGCTCTCCGAGGCGGTGCAGGCGCTGAAGATGCATACCATCTAAAGTACGGACCGGGTAGGAGCCCCGCCGCGCGCGGGGCTCCTCGATCTCTGGAGGTAGATATGCGCATCGAAATGATCCGGTCCGTCGCCGGGCCCGGTTTCAGCTACCGCCGCGGAGAGGTCGCGGACGTGCCCGCCGCCCTGGCGGAGGACCTCGTCTCCGCGGGCCACGCGAGAAGGGCGGACCGCGTCGAGGAAGCCCGCAAGCCCGCGGCCGGAGAGCGGGCGACCCATCCCGCCGCGACGCGCAAGCGGAGGTCCTGATGGGATATGTTACCCCGGCCGAAGTGCGCGAGTTCTGCGGGCTCACCGAGTCCGAGTGCCCCGACGAGGTCGCCCAAAAGGCCATCGCGTATGCCCAGGGCCTGATAGACGACTACTGCCGCACGCGCTTCGAGGATCCCGGGCAGGATGCGACCTACCACTACGACGGGGACGGCTCGACCACCATATTCGCGCCGGATGACGGTCCCTGGGAGAGTGTGACCCGGATAGAGTATCGCGAAGGCGACTCCTGGACTACCTATGCGGGCCGCTACTGGCTCAAGGCGGGCGGCGAATGGATCGAGCTGGAAGAGGCTAAGGAAGAGGGCAACCACAATTGGCGCGTGACTGGCAGGTGCTGGACGCGGCTCAATGTCAATCGCCTCCAGATGCTCAAACGCGCCTGCCTGATGATCTGCCGGCTGGCCCTGGTCCCCCGGGATGAACCCATCGGTCCCTCCGTGCGCTCCATCTCAATGGAGGGCGTCTCCTACACCTACCAGCCCGTGGATCAGGCGCACCCCACCGGAGTAAACGAGATCGACTACCTGCTGAGAGCACTGAGGAGGAGCGTGATCAAGCCTTAAAAGGAGGCAGAGATGAGCAATATCAAAGTCTTCAGGCCTCAGGGTGGGATCGCGAGTCAATGAACATCCAGGTGGAGGTTGACGAGCGCGATCTGAAGGAATTGCAGGGCATGTCCCGCCGCCTGCGCGGCGGATTTCGCGAGCTCCTGGAGGCGGTGGCCGAAAAGGCCGCAAGGATCGCCCAAGAGGAGGCCCCCGCCCACACGGGACAGCTCCGGCAGTCTATCGGCCACGAGGTCCAGGTACGCGGCGAAGACATCATAGCGGATGTGGTATCCCACAGCCCCCTGGCACACCTGATCGAGCTGGGGTTCAAGCGCCATTTCGTGCCCTTTGCCGCAGAGGGCGGGGGCAGGTTGCGGGCCTGGGCCGAGCAGAAGGGGATCAACACCTGGGGCCTGTGGGTCGAGAGGCCCAAGAGGCCGGAGGGCCATCTGATCCAGCCTGCGGTTCGCGATGCCCTGGACGAAGCCGATCACCTGGTTGACCGCCTGCTTGATGATCTTTAGGGGCAATTAGGAAGCATGAAGACAAGGGTTTTGCTGCGAAAGATCTACGAGATTCTGGTCGCCGACCCGCCTCCGGGGGTGCGCAAGGTCTTCGAGCCGGGCAAGCCGGCAACTTTTCGACAGAACATGCCCGCGGTGCTCATCCAGCCGGATACTCCCACCAAGGAGACAGAGTATGTAGCGGGAGATGTCAAAGACACTCTACTCTCATGCGAGGTGCACGTGCTGACCGACGGCGGATACGAGCGCATGGAGAGCAGGTCCCACGGCAGCATGGACGAGGCCATCGAGATCTGCGAGGAGATCGAGGAGACCCTGGAGGCCAACCCCACCCTTGACGACCTGGTGGACGACCTGGAATCCCTAAAGGTCCACCATTTCAGCCCAGCCCACAGCTGGGTCCGCTTGACCTATCGGATCCGTGAAAGGAGGTAGAAGATGCCGGTACAGAAGGTGTTCGCTTTTGGGTGCGAATCCGCCGAGTTCCTGACCCCCGGGAACCCGCCCGTCTACTATCCGATCAAGTCGGTGCAGGAGGCGGAGTTCGGGATGGAGGTGGACGAGACGGACGTGAAGGGGGACGATGACATCCAAACAACGTGGCTGCATTCTCCCAAAGCCACGCTGAAGCTCAAGCATGCCGTGATCGACCCGGAGGTCTTTGAGAGGGTCACCGGCAATGCCGTTACCACCGAGAACGGCCCCCCTCAGATCGATTCCATCCTGCTCGGCACCGATTCCGAGCTGGAGCCGCCCGTGTTCGCCGTGCGACTGACCCTCAAGGCCAGAGATGCGGTCACCGGGACCAATAAGACCTTCGAGCTCTACGCCTACAAGTGCGTGGGCAAGATTAAGCTCGAAGGCATCAAGCACGGCGAGTCGGTCACTGTATCGATTGAGGCCAAGTGCTTCCGTTCCGCGACCGACGAATACGGGCAGACTCTTGCTGAGCCCGCCCGCGCCAAGATGCGGATAAAGGCCAGCTGATAAGGGGGGGATGCAGAATGGCGGAACTGACCGTCCAAAACATCGCGATT